GAAGAGTTTAAAGATATGGATAGGTGGGAAGAGTTTACGAACATGCACCAGCTTAGAGATGGTTTTTGGTCACACGCACTTACACCTGCTGAGATAGCCGCATTGCGAGAAGGTATGCGTAAGATATACCGAGAGGTATTCACTAACCGAGTTATGGCTAAGCTGCTAGAGGATAAAGAAGAAGTAACACAAGGGCAATTCAGAATAACAGAAAGATACGGCGCAGGATGGAGTGATCCACGTGGATTACTTGGTGGTTCAGGTGGAGGTGGGATGCTAGGTCAAGGTGTACAAACCAACCCATATCAAAACATATACAACGCAACAAGTGATACATCAATATACCCAACACTATCACCATACGCAGAGAGTCAACCACCTTTGAGTAGTGAAATACTCGCTCGGACTAAGAAATTTTTAGGGTTAAAATGAAAATAATTGCGCTCGATTTTGAGACGTACTATGACAAAGAGTTCAGTCTGTCGAAGATGACTACGGAGGAGTACATACGTGATAGCCGTTTTGAGACGATTGGGGTGGGAGTTAAGGAGGATGGGAAACATGCTGAATGGTTTAGCGGAACACAGGCGCAGATTAAAAACTATCTCGATTCACTCAACCTCCATGAACATCTGGTACTGGCTCACAACGCTATTTTTGATGCCGCTATACTTAATTGGCGTTTCGATATTCGTCCTCGGGGGTGGCTTGATACGCTTAGCATGGCACGTGCATTACACACTATTGAAGTCGGGGGTAGCCTCAGTGCGCTTGCTACGTACTACAACCTCGGCGAGAAAGGCACGGAAGTTGTCAATGCGCTCGGCAAAAGGCGAGTGGACTTCACCGCCCAAGACCTAGCAGCGTATGGTGAGTACTGCAAGAACGACTGCTACTTAACGCTAGAGCTATTCAAGATACTGTCACAAGACTACGCACAGTCAGAGCTACGTTTGATTGACTTAACTATTCGTATGTTTAGCGAACCAGTGTTACGACTAGACCATAACGTGCTGGTAAACCACTTAGCCCTAGTACAACATAAAAAAGAATCCCTGCTTAACGATGTGCACTTCTTGGCGGGTGGACGTGAAGAGCTTATGTCTAACCCAAAGTTTGCTAAATTGTTGACCCTACTTAAGGTAGAACCACCAACTAAAATAAGCCCAACTACAGGTAAAGAAACCTTTGCTTTCTCTAAGTCTGATGAAGAGTTCAAAGCTTTATTGGAGCATGAAAACCCGCAGGTTCAAGCGATTGTAGCTGCGAGACTAGGTGTTAAGTCTACGCTAGAGGAAACAAGAACTCAGAGATTGATTGAGATGTCTGCCAGAGGAGCTATGCCAGTTCCCCTACGCTACTACGCTGCCCACACGGGACGGTGGGGTGGTGACGAGAAAGTTAATTTGCAAAACCTTCCCAGAAGTTCTCCTATTAAGGATGCTATTGCAGCACCACGTGGTTACTTAATGATTGACTCTGACTCATCACAGATCGAAGCAAGAACGTTGGCTTGGCTAGCTGAACAAGATGATCTGGTTGATGCCTTTGATAGAGGTGAAGATGTATATAAGAAGATGGCTTCAGCTATCTATAACAAAGCCGAAGCTGATGTTACTAAAGATGAAAGATTTGTTGGAAAGACAACTATTCTTGGCGCAGGTTACGGCATGGGTGCGGCTAAGTTTCAGGCGCAATTAAAGAACTTCAACGTGCTGACAGAGCTAGACGAGTGCAAGCGCATCATCGACGTGTACCGAGCAACGTACCCACAGATCACAGCATTCTGGAAAGCAGCAGGTAAAGCCTTAAACACCATACGGGACGATCAGATTACTTATCTGGGACGTGACAATATCCTGATGGTCGAAGGTAGAAAAGGCATTAAGCTACCTAACGGTATGTATCTGAAATATCCGAACGTACGATCCCTACAAAAAGAAGACGGCACGTCTGAAATGGTGTACGATACAAAGAGGGGTAAAGCAACCATACCGAATAGGATATACGGCGGTAAGGTCACAGAGAACGTGTGTCAAGCCCTAGCAAGGATAGTCATAGGGAATCAAATGCTACTCATAGCTAAGAAGTACAAGGTGGTTATGACAGTGCATGATGCTATTGCTTGCGTAGTACCAGAACAGGAAGCAACTACAGCAGTCGAGTTTGTTGAGATGTGTATGCGCATACGACCAGACTGGGCATTGGAGTTGCCACTGAATTGTGAATCAGGGCATGGGAAGTCATACGGAGATTGTTGATGTCGATAGCTTGGTCTTACAGCAGTATTAAAACTTTTGATCAGTGCCCCAAGAAGTACTATCACTTGAAGGTAGCGAAAGATGTTAAAGACTCGGACACGACTGCAACGGTCTATGGCAAGGAGCTTCATAGTGCTGCGGAGTTTTACATACGTGACGGCACGGAGATACCCGCTAAGTTCAGCTTTATTAGAGATACGCTTGAGGCGCTACGAAAGATTGAAGGTGAGAAACACTGTGAGATCAAACTGGGCGTGGCGAAGAAGGATGGCAAATATGTACCGTGCGAGTTCTTTGACAAAGACGTGTGGTGGCGAGGCATAGCTGACTTACTTATTGTACAAGGTGATAAAGGTTTCTTGGTTGATTACAAGACAAGTAAGAACGCTAAGTATGCGGACACTAAGCAATTAGATTTACTTGCAGGTGCGGTGTTTTTGCACTACCCACAATTAAAAACAATTAAGTCTGCTTTGTTGTTTGTAGTGAGTAATGAAGTGGTACAAAAAGAACATGAAGCAATGTTTGCTACTGCTTACATGTCAACGATGCATCCAGAACTAACAAGATTAGACGCAGCTATGGCTAACAACGTATGGAATCCTAACTCAGGACCACTATGTAAGTTCTGCCCAGTAGTTGAGTGCCCACACAACAGGAAGTAATATGACACCTGAAGAATTTGAATTGCATAACCATGCATTTGCATACAGGAACAAAGATGTTATAGGGTTAGAAGCAGAACTGCAAATTGGGCATCCATGTGAAAAGACTGATTCTTTAACGGTACTTACTTTACGTACGAATAATATCAGTGGGTATAACATGGCAGTAACAGTACAAGGTGACTATGATAGCCAATGGTCTGAACCTATAGATGTTGGCGCTATATCAATAACAGTACGTGGTGACTACGAACGACAAATACTAATTGCGTTCCTACAAAAAGTAGGACTATTGACAATACCGGTATTCGGTAAATATGAAACAGGACCTTTTGAAAGTGACTAATCATGCCATACGTAAACAAACCAAGACCATATAAGAAAGAATACCAACAGCAAAAAGAACGTGGCGAGTTGCCTGATCGCATGGAGCGACAACGTGCACGTGAAGCAATAGATAAGAAGAGTGCAGATAAGAACGGCAACAAGATTGCTGATATCAGAGAAGGTAAAGATGTTGCACATGTGAAAGCGTTGTCTAAAGGTGGTTCTAATAAGAACGGTGTACGTATCGAAGCACCGTCAGCTAACCGTTCGTTCAAGCGTGGGTCAAACCACAAAGTAGTATCCGAAACAAGTACGAAAGAACGTAAGAAAAAATAATGCAAATCGTAGATAACAAGTTACTAGTTGTACGCACACGTCGACCACACCTAGTAACGGAGAAAATAAAAAGGAGCAAAGTAGTGCAAGTCTTAGTTGATGGATTGCATGATGTCGCCGTATTCTGGGGACTAAAAGAAGCGCAAGAGCTAGCTACTCTTAAAATTAAAAACGTACCTTCTACAATTACTCGTGACTATGATTGGCCCGGTCGTCATAGACCATTTGCACATCAGAAAGAAACAGCAGCGTTCTTAACGTTACGCAAGAAAGCATTTTGTTTTAACGAGCAAGGTACAGGTAAGACTGCCGCAGTTATATGGGCAGCTGATTATCTTATGAAGCTAGGTCTAGTGCGTCGTGTACTTATCATAGCTCCGTTATCTATTATGAAGTCTGCATGGCAGAATGATTTGTTTACGTTCGCTGTGCATCGTAGCTGTGACATTGCTTATGGTAAACGTGAAGCACGTAAAGCTGTGATCAATGGTGAAGCTGAGTTTGTGATCATTAACTTTGATGGCTTAGAGATTGTTAAAGATGATCTTATAGCTGATGGTAGGTTTGATCTGATCGTAGCTGATGAAGCATCTGCATACAAGAACATGCAGACTAACAGATGGAAAACACTTAAGTCTGTTGTTACTCCCGACACATGGCTATGGATGTTGACTGGTACTCCTGCTGCACAGTCACCAGTAGATGCGTATGGCTTAGCTAAGTTAGTTAACCCTGATGGTGTGCCTAAGTTCTTTGGTCAGTTCCGTGACAAGGTGATGGAGAAGGTAGGTCAGTTCAGATGGATACCACGCCCGAACGCTGAAGTAACTGTACATAACGCACTACAACCAGCTATACGATTTGAAAAGTCGCAGTGTCTAGATTTACCGGAGCTTACATTCCTAGAGCGTGAAGCACCACTAACACCACAACAGAAGTCGTACTATGCAACGTTAAAGAAGCTAATGCGTATGGAAGCAGCAGGTGAAGAAGTTACATCAGTCAACGCTGCGGTACAACTTAACAAGCTGCTACAAATTTCTGGTGGCGCAGTGTATTCGGATACTAAAGAAGTTATTGAGTTCGATGTCTCAAACCGTCTCAACGTGGTGCAAGAAGTAATAGAAGAAGCAAGCCATAAAGTTTTAGTATTCGTTCCGTTTTCACATACGATAGATTTACTCCAAGAACATCTTAAGAAGTCTGGTATCAGCACTGATGTTATAAGCGGCAAAGTACCAGTCAATAGACGTAACGACATTATTAAAAACTTTCAAGAACAACAAGACCCACGAGTGTTAATCATTCAACCACAAGCTGCATCACATGGCTTGACGTTGACAGCAGCAGATACAATAATATGGTACGCACCTGTCACTTCAGTAGAAACATATCTACAAGCTAATGCACGTATCAATAGACCGGGACAAAAACATCCTATGACTATTGTGCATATTAAGGGTAGCGAAGTAGAAGCAAGAATGTATAGTATGTTGCGTAACAACATTAAAAATCATAATCGAATCATCGAACTCTATAAACAAGAATTATCGGATTAGTGAATTACATTGTAATAGAATAGTGTAGAATAAAATTTAGTAGTAGATGCGGGTGTAACTCAGTTGGTAGAGTATTTGCCTTCCAAGCAAAATGTCATCGGTTCGAACCCGATTACCCGCTCCAAGACGCATGAGGATTGAAAAGGGCTTGCCCCACGAGATGACCACTAGGCCTCTACCTGTAAGCCGAACCAGTCATTCAGTCCTCAGTCGTGTTGGTGAAGCGAGGCCACCTGATGTAACAGGGAACCGCAGGGATGGACTGGATTTGTAAGCCTGAACCCACCCCGCCACCAACAACCAATACGCATGAGAATTTAGGCGGTAGATAGCGGTCAACAGTAGAGTCCCTTACGTCACTCGTTGCAACGACACGTAACCTTTGCTTTCATTCCGACCTCCGTATGTTTCGCAAGCATAACTAAGTTCTCAGCCGTGTTGGTACTAAGAAGCCAGAGAGTTAGGATGTTGTATTTGTTTACGGCATAAAAAAGCGATGGGAATTGTTTCCCTAGCTCTCTGACTTGTTTGACTAGCCCAGCGGAAGGTGGCTAATAACATCCGCAGTGGGGGCAGGGTTTCCTTGTTACTGACTTACCCTTTACTCTGTGACCTCACATATAACTATAGAAGGAGCTAAGTATGGATGTAACTGATTACCCAGCAGATAAGCTGGTTGAAATATATGTCAAACTCCGTGACAAAAGAGCAGCACTCAAAGCTAAATTCGAAGAAGAAGATTCGTCGCTCTCAGAGCAAATGGATATACTTTCAAAAGAAATGCTAGAGATATGCAAAGAGAACGGAGCTGACAGCATTAAAACTTCTGCAGGAACCATCATGCGTAGTGTAGCTACACGCTACTGGACAAATGACTTGGATAGCTTTTACAACTTCGTAAGAGAGAATGATGCAATAGGTGTGTTTGAAAAACGAATACATCAAGGCAACATGAAACAGTTTTTAGAAGAACACCCCGAAACATTCCCACCCGGCATGCTAGTAGATAGCCAATATAAAATTATCGTAAGGAGAAGCAAATGAGCGAAGTCTCAATTTTTAAAGGTCGTGATGTAGC